TAACAAATCAAAGTTTTTGAACCCATCATTAACAGGAAACTTATTAATAGTACTATCACAACTATCATCATCAATTTCTTTAATTCCAATAAATCTACCTCTCCCTCCCTTTTTGTATTGGTCAATTAATGATGATACAGTATAAACTCTATTGAATTGAAATTCATAAAAAGTGTCTTCGCAATCAATTATTTCATTTAATCTATCTATCTGTTCCGATCCAGTAAACCCATTTGTATATCCACTCCACGCCAAACCAAAATAATAAGAACTTTCTTGAAGATTTTTCGCAGTTTGACTTGATGAATTGTTCGGATCTGTTGTGGAATTAACCCATCCATATTCTTTCACATTAGGAACCAAATAACTTGGCCTTCTAGTTTGTATGGTTAAATCGTTCGCTTGTGACCATTTTATTTTGAACCTGTACTTACTTTTAGTTGGTATACCGAGAGTAGAATCGTTAGACAAAACTCTTTCTCCAAATTCATTTGTCACAACATAATCCAAATTCATTGGTAGTTCCGTTAACCAAGTCCCATCCCCGTCGATTACATTACCCGCTTGTTCTAACTCATAAACCTCTAATACAGGATTACCATCCTCATCTTGTTGTATTGTTTGTCTTATCGCTAATATTTGACCAGGTCCTGAAGTAAGCCCACACAAATTACCCATATTATCTTTGGGTTTACAACCTCCAAATGTTTCACCAAATAGTCTAAGTCCAGGTCTAATTCTGAATTTATCAGGTGAAGAAAACATTGACCCCATAAAGACTGAAGTTGGTTGGATATCTACATTCGCATCATCTCGTAAATCAAAATCTACTCTATTGATTGATATGTCACATATTTCAGGGTCTCCCCATAAAGGAGAAATTTCAGCATTTTTAGTTAGATTAATAATTTGAGGTAAGGAATTCAAATCAGTAGATGACCTAAATTTATTCCCCGCAACTTGTGCTTCAGTTGCTAAACCCATTCTAATTAAATCTTGTGGCGTTAAAGAGAACTCACCTATGTCTGAAAGGTCAACATCCATCACAATGGTCCGTTCTCCGAGTGGAACTCCCATTATCATGTAGTCTCCACTATCATTTGTTCTAGAAGTGAACCTGTAGTACTTATCGTAAATCTCAACAGTAGTACTACCAGTTAAAACATCCGATTTTGAAGGTAGCGTCCCTGTTGCAGAGTGTTTTGAATATGATGGTGTATAAGGTAGTAAATTATATCTATATCCATCATCGTTCTTATCGTTTGGAGATTTGTATGGATATATACTTGTAATTAGTGGGTTTGATTCATCAACCTGTTCGATTGGGATGAATATTGAAACTCTAGCATTTGGGACACCAAATCCGTTATTTGCTGTGACTCTTCCCACTAAAACACCATAGTCCGCACAACTTCTTGTGTAGATATCAGTTTGTTGTATTTTAAGAGATAGTATTTCTAAGAACTCAAACTCTTGGTCTAATTGTACATTAATTGATTTGTTAATACCAAGTTCGGTCTTAATTCTATATGAATCACCCATGTAATATCTTTAGTTTATAAATAGTTTATGTGTAATTTTTAAGAATTAAAAGCACACACATTATAAATTATAAACCAAAGTGTTGGATAATAAACCGATTATGAGAAAGTAGTGGATTGGAAATTCTGAACCGAAACCTTAATATCTTTACCTGGATATCTGATTTGGTATACCTGTGATGGTTGTGCAAAAATTGTTGAGTTGACTGGTTGAATCTCTCTTGTCTCAGGATTAGAATATTCCATAGAAGTTTCCGCAGATGAATACTGACCACCAACATTGTTAAAAACTTTAATCCCTGAAACAGTTAGAACTCCATTTTGATTTTGAACAATACTTTGAATTTCAGATAAATAAACATTTTGCCCCAATTCCCTTACTTGTGGATTAAAGTAAGCGGAAATTCTATCTACAACATCCGCAATAACTTGGCCTGAATTCTGCGCTGATGTTAAAACAATAGAAACTTCAATACTCAAATCAATAACCTCAGCCGTAAGAATAGATATATAATCATTCATCATTCTATAGTTAGAAAGATACGTCGCGACATTTTGTTTTAAGGTATTTGATACAATATTTGTTAACTTTCCTGAAGTATCATATGATAATAATTGAATCAAAATTTTGTTGTTGTTTTCAGTAACTGAAACCTTGGCAGGTGCACCAAACTCTGATGGCATATTTCTGATAATAGACTCATAATCTTGTACTGTAACGGCTCTCTTTTGAGCTGAGAAGTTGAATGAGACATAGTTTCTAATTTCTTCAAGTGACGGTAACCCCGCCCCACCGATTGCCGCTGTAACGTTATTACATCTCAAAGAATTCACTACTGAAGAGTTAGTAAGTTCGGATGGTCCATTAACAAAGAAAGACACGGTGCCAATCTGAGTGATAACGTTTGTACCTAAGTTAGTACCTAAACCACCACCAATTCTATATTGTACAAATAGAGTTGAGTTTGGAGTTAATGCAGACCCTAAAGATATGTTGTTAGAATATCTCTGTAAATCTATTGTTGCTCCTAATGTCGTGAACTGGTCAAGAGCATCTTGTGCTGTATTTGTACCACCACCAAAAGTTAATTTTTTGAATCCTTCAGGTGTATATTCAGTTATAAATCTATTTGGTGTTTGAATATACCTACCAACTTTAATACCTGGTTGATCGGATACTTTTGTTGGATCTTCAATAAAGACTCTATCTTCAGCTAAAGCATCTACTTCATACCACTTATTAGATACCCCTAAAAATTCTGCAGTTGTTGGAATATTGGTATAATCAGTTCCACTCTTAAGTAAAACACTTGTTATACCCAACACATTTTTTTCAGGTAGAAATAATTCAAAAAATGGCTTAACATCATTTGGTGTTATAACTCTTTTGAAAACCTTAGTAATACCGTTAACAACCAACTCTCGTTTAGTAATTGTATAATTTACTAATACGTTATTGGCATTGAAGTTAGGTATCTTAAGTCTATTAGGAAATCCTTGGGCATTGTATGGTGAAGTGAAATCAACATCATATATATTTTCAAAAACAATTCCCGCTCCTGAAACTTGTGACCCTCTGGCTAAAATTCCAAGATATCTTTCATCTTCTTTATCACCGAAGGCTGGTACCGTAATTGAGAAATCTACTAAAGATACTGATGGTCTTTGTCCAGGTAGTTTCAATCCATAAGTTCTTGCAATATTATATATTGAAGATCTTTGTTGAGCATATTGTAGTACTGTTTCTTGGATACTCCTATCAATGTGATAATGTAAGTTATCCGCAACCGCAGCATTCAAGTCCAAAAATACTGAGAATACAGATGCGTCATTAAAATCTTGTATTAGTTCAGGATAATATGTCCTGACATAATTAAGTAACTCAGTTCTTATTCCCTGATAATCTCTGGTTGTATATGAAATTTTACGATTTGCCATCTATATTAAATATTAATAATAACAAAATCACTTTGAGCAAAGCTTGATCTGTTATTTGAATAATCTATTCTAATTTTTGCAGTATATTCTGAGGTACCTTTTCCCGGTAATCTGTAAATTGGAGATTCACTTGTACCAATAGTATTTTCACCTATCATAGTATCAACTTCCTCCATTGGGTCTGCTGGTGTAATTGTTATCTGATTTAATAAAAGGTTCGGCATAAATTGTTGAACCGCGTCTCTTATATCTGATTGAATTGCGTCAAAAGTCAAACCATCAAATGGTTCAAATAAGAATTCGTATAATCTAGTACCAAATTCAGGTAAATAATATCTACTTCCCTTCCTTGTTAAAAGTAAGTGAATTAAATCAGATTTTACCTGTTGAGCTTCTAACTGAGTAAGTTCTAAAAAATCACCTCGTCTAGAATCTCTGAATGGAAAATTAATACCATATGTAACTCCGTTCGCCATAAAGATAAATATAAGTCCCTTGTTTTTCCTTATAAATAGCCCGAAATAAAAAATCCCGATATATATCGGGATTAATTATTTAATTACGAAGAACAACCGAAACATTCGATTTCAATTCCTTCAGGTTTTGGTGGTAAATTCATACTACTGTAATCAACCTTTGGAACTTCTACAACAGGTTTTGGTTTTTGTACCTTTGACATATCCAATGCTAAGTGTTTAGCACCTGTAGAAATTGCCTTTGTTCTAACATAATAACAAAGAGTTTTCAAACCTTTTTCCCATGAATGGAAATGTGATGAAGTAATCTTTGACAATGTCGGATTTGACATATAAATGTTCATTGATTGAGATTGGTCAACAAATGGTGCTCTGTCTGCCGCCATATTAATCAATTCTTTCTGTGAAATCTCCCAAATAGTTTTGTATTTCGGAATCAAGTGTTCAATCCTTTTAACTTTTTTGTTGTAGTTTTTATCTTCAACATCAAGATACTGATTGAAGTTAATATTTTGAATTGACCCTTCATTCAAAATGATTTCATTTTTCAAATCCTCAGACCAAATACCAATCTTCTCAAAATCATTAATCAAGTATTTGTTCACAATCATAATTTCACCACCTACAACTCGTCTATTGAATAACGCCGAGTGAGCTGGTTCAGTCATTTCGAATGAACCTGTAATCTTAGCTGATGATGCAACTGGCATCTGAGCGGTGAACAATGAATTACAAACACCATATTCTTGAACATCTTTTTTCAATGTTTCCCAATCTAAGAATAAATCAGAATCATTAAGACCCCACATATCAAATTGGAAAATACCCTTTGACATTGGAGAACCTTTGAAGAACTCATAAGGTTTTCTAATACCTTTCTTACACAAGTCATTACTCTCAGTGACTGCGGCAAAATAAATTGATTCGAAGATATTCTTGTTCAATGATTTAGCTTCATCTGAAGTGAAAACATAATCCATAAGACAGAATACGTCAGCCAATCCTTGAACCCCAATTCCAATTGCTCGTTGTTCAAGACCACCCTTAAGACCTTTTTCTGTAGAATAATTGTTTTTATCAATAACATTATTCAACGCTCTTACCGCTTTTCTTACTTCTTGGATTAAAAGGTTATAATCAAACTTACCATCAACAATAAAGTTTTTCAACACAATTGAAGATAGGGTACAAATCGCAGTAGTTTTTTCGTCAGTGTACTGATAAATTTCATTACATAAGTTAGATTGTTTAATCACACCAATGTTTTGATGATTCGTTTTTTTGTTGGCACTATCCTTAGCACACAAGTAGGGAACACCCGTCTCAATTTGAGATTCAATTACTTTACTCCATACTTCTTGAGCCTTTACCTTACGACCAATACCCAAGTCAACCGCCTTACGATAGTTTTGTTCATACTCTTCACCATAACACTCTTGTAAAGGTTTGATACCAGCTTTGATAATGTCGTTAGGACAGAATAAGTACCAATCTTCATTATTCTTAACCGCTCTCATGAAGTTATCAGGAATCCATAATGCTGTGAATAAGTCTCTCGCTCTCAATTCTTCAGCACCTGTATTCTTTTTGATATCCAACAAGTCGAAAATATCTTTATGCCATGGTTCTAAATAGATTGCAGCACTACCAGGTCTTCTTCCTTGTTGATTAAAGAATCTTAGTGATTCATTAACAATCTTCAAGTACTTCAATAAACCACCCGCAAATCCACCTGAAGATGTAATTCGACTTTCTTTACTTCTGATGTTAGACATCGATAATCCAATACCTGCAGCGTCTGATGAATATGTTGAAATATCATTCAAAGTTTTCAACAATCCATCTCTAGAATCGGAGTTATTGTAGTGTAATACACATGACGCCAACTGAGGAACTTTTGTTCCTGAGTTAATCATAATTGGTGTCGCCTTGGAAATACGTTGACTTGACAATGACTCATAGTATTCGACCGCTTCTTCAAAAGTATTTGTTACCCACAACGCGACTCTCATGTACATATGTTGTGGCCTTTCGATAACTTTTCCTTTAGGTGTTTTCAATAGGTACATCTCTTGTAATGATCTCCAACCAAAGTAATCAAAATTATAATCATTTTCATGATTGATAACTTCGTCAATCTTGGACGGACCATACTCTTCAATCTTTGCCATCAAATCATCGTGAACTACACCATCAACGTGTAATGTGTGCATTACATTAGAAAAACTTGGGTCGGTCTCTTTGTGATACGATGAAATAGCAACTGATGATGCAAGTCTTGAATAGTCATAGTGACTACCTGTATACGCCGCAGCAATTTCATACACAAGTTTATCCAACTCTTTTGTTGTTATGTTACCTTCAGTTGGTACTGATGTAATCACCTTAATGAATATTTCGTCAGAGTTTACGGTTAACCCTTTCGCAGCTCTTTTAATTCTGTTATAAATTTTTTGAGGATTAAATGCAACATCTTCCCCACCTCTCTTTTTTATTTTTAATGACATCATAGATATAAAAATATTAAATTAAAAATCAGAATCAAATGATAACTCTTCATTTAGTTTAGCTTTTTGGTATTCCATTGTTCTTGACTCAAAGAAGTTACCCTTTGTTTCAACTGCAATCTGTTCCATAAACTTAAATGGTTGTTCAACATTAAATTCTTTTTTACATCCGAATTTAACCAACAATCCATCAGTAACGAATTCCAAATATTGTTTCATAAGATTGGAGTTCATACCAATAAGTGATACTGGCAATGATTCAGTAATGAATTCTTTTTCAATCTCCAATGCAGACAATAGAATTTCTTTGATTCTTTTTTCTGATGGTTTGGTTTCCAAGTGATTATTAACCAAATGAATTGCGAAGTCACAGTGAAGATTCTCATCTTTGAAAATCAAACTATTAGCGTTACACAAACCTTGCATAATACCTCTTGACTTCAACCAGAAAATTGAACAGAAAGACCCTGAAAAGAAGATACCTTCAACCGCAGCGAATGCCACAAGTCTTTCTTGGAAGGATGCGTTTTCAATCCAATCAAGAGCCCACTTAGCCTTCTTTTGAACTGCAGGTAGATTATCTAATGCTGTGAAACAAAGTTGTTTTTCTTTTTCGTTTGAGATATATGTATCGATGAGTAATGAATACATCAAGCTATGAATGTTTTCCATCATCAACTGAAATCCATAGAAAAATTTAGCTTCAGGATAT